TGCCCCTATCCCAGGATGGTGACAAACCCCCGATCGGGGTCCCACCTCCTACCGTGAATTTTCACGGGACCGGCAGGCTCAAGGCCGTATCCACGACCTTCGCCTGCCACCGGGATAGATTTAGGGTCAATAAACCTGGCTAGTTTATGACCCCAGTCCTCCTTGACCTTACGGTACCGGCCCGCTCTGGGCTCAACCCGTGAGATCTTGGAAACGAATTTCCGAACCGCGGTCCGTATTGACGGAGCGTGGGCCGGAAGGTCGTTGGGAACTCTGAAATAGAACTCCCAGGACATAACCTTGGTGAGGGCCTCCTCCACCGCGTCCGCCAGGCATAAGCCTAGGCGCCCGCTCGGTAGAAGAGCACTCTCACCCACGGTATTTGGTGGCAATTCTGAGGCCAAGTCAGGGTATGCGTCCCGAAGGGCACGCATCTCCTGATCTGTACTCAGAATGTCTTCTAGCCACCTCCTCCCCGCTGTCCGAAAAGCGGACAGGGGGGTAGGGAGAATGGCAAGACCACTACCCAGCGCGACATCAGAAACTGATGCCCGCGCAAGGGTGGTGAGCCACTGAAAGTGGTACCCGCGGCTTGCATTGCAAAACCGAGGGTGCCCAAGCCCGCCAAAGCCAATGGGAGCTCCTAACGGGAGTCCCAACTGGTAGGCTGCTGCCCACGTATGAACGAAGGGAGCATGCCGCCAGAGGCCGTAGCGAGGCTTTCGCCCCACCCGCCGATTGGTATCGACGGCTGTCGGAGGCAAAGAGGCCCAGTTAACTGAGCCTTTTGACCCGCCAGGGGGCGCCACCCACAACGAAAGCGTTGTGAAGGACTGGGGCACACCATGTACATAAGGCACTTCACAGAAGATGCCATGGACAGGGTGTGAAAATGATTTCTGGACAGAGATCACCCCCCCAAGCCTTGACATGCGGGCGTTGTAACGCGCCTGCTTGTCGGTGGGGCATTGAGGGAACAGTGCGTCATCGCCACAGAATTTGGCGACCGCACCGAACCCCTCCTTCTCGGAGCAATAAATGCTCATCATTGGCATGATGGGAAAGCTTGTGGAGTCGCCCATAAAGGCGCCTGTACAAGTCACTTCCCCGGGAAGGATAGCAAGGGATTGGAGATAGGCCCGGTATCGGTCCAGAAACCAATTCCCTGCTTCAATGTCATTCCGCGCCAGCGTACCTCGTTGGTGTCTCCGTCCTGGAATCCAGGGCGGAAAAGGCACCATAACGGGGTTAACTGGCGGGGTTAACAGACACGTTTGAATAACTTTTTCAAACGGGTCTAGAAGGCGCTTCGGTCCGAAAAGTTTGTCAAAATATGGAATATACTTTGACAAGCGATCGTCCCGTTTAGCGACTTCTTCGTACACCGTCCGTGTAAGCCAGAAGGGGTGATAGTCCGTGGCGTAACTCATGTCCTGAGAATACCACGGGCCTCCTCTCCCGGCCAACGAGATGTCCTTCTGTCCCCCCATGGAGGCAGAGCATCTTGGGTCGTTGGTTAAATAACCATCGACCGCACGGCGGAGTACCTGATAGCAGAGGGAAGCGGCTGTTAAAGTACAGGTGGGATACCTGACTTTGAGCCCCTTCTCTTCGGCATAAATTGCCAGTGCCGGGATTAGGTCGACCTGATCTAAAACCCAAAAGGCACCTGCTACCAGTGCGCGCTGATAATCCCGGGACCCCTGATCCGCCTGCCTTGTCAATCCTGACAGGGTCTGCGTCTCAGTGGTACCGAGTTTCCCATCAACAAGTACATCTCCGGTGCGGGATCCGCCACCGGGGAAGTACGTCGGGTCGAACGTCCCTATCAGGGACGGCGTCTCGTGTTGCTGGGTCATCAGCACATACCCAAGCGTGACGAGATCACGTACCGCTTGGGCATGCCCCCCATTCCTCCTCTTATACCCCAACGAGGCATGAGAGGACGGTTGAGTCCAGAGGGCCACGGGTTCCTTGGGCGTGAAACGCTCCAAGTAATTGATTACCCATGGTCGCCACTCAGGATCAACCGGAGGCGGGGTCGATAGGAGGCGCTGCTGCAATGCAGTCAGCCCTTCCCGCGACTCGTCGGGGGGCGGGGGCAAGGCACGGGCAACGTATGAAAATACGTTGCCCATCCACTTCTCTGGGAATCCAAAGAGGTGGGACGGGGGTCGGACACCCCCGTAGTACCAAGCCCTCAATGCCTGGGCCTGTCTCTTAACCTCGCGCGCTGCGCGGGCCGGAAACAGAACCAGGCGTAACTTAAATCGCTGGACGCTCCGTACTTGCCGAGAATTCAACAAGTAGGGGACGTTACGTTCCAGCGATCGAAGTCGAACCTCCTGATGGCCTAGAATTAGGGCATCAAAGGTGGCTCGCATGAAGTTCAATAGGTTGAGACGTCTAAAATAGGCGCCTTTAACCCGTCTCTCCCATTTGGGAGAATCATTGGACTTCGCTAACTGGGAGAATGCACACAGCGTATCTTCTGCGTAAAGTGCAAACTCCTGGTTAGAGGAAAGCTCCGCCGAGGTGTTCGGTATCCACCGGACAGCTAGGAGTTGCGATCCCGTCCCCACGACAGCCTCCCCATCCCATGTGTAGGACTGGCGATTCGCCAGTACTTCCACAGGGACGCGGAACAAGTGGGACATTCGCTCCCGGGTTAAGCCCACGACAGACCTGTAATAAGGCTGCCGTGACCCGGGAGGACCGTCGTCGGGTCGGCTTTTGTCCGACCCCCGCCGACCCCGGGTTTTACGCCGGGTTCGACGGGACTTATGCTGTGGCACCTCATCGAGGTGCACCGGCATAAAATCAACCCCCAAGACGGGGGCTGAGGGCGCGCATTTCGGCGCGCAGGCGGGCTTTGGCCCTGCCATACTCCATTCCTGAAT